CTGCTAGCTCGGAAAAATAAAACGTGTCTCCAAAATTCCATTTGTCAATGCTAAAGTAGCTGTTCATTTCTGCAACCACTGAACTCTTGATCTCACTGATTGACGCAGTAGAATTACTGGCTTTAATAACTTTGATAATTGCACGTAGTTCAGGAGCAGCTTTTAAACCAAACAACGGTTTAAATATCACCGGGTTCAATATGATGTTGTCGCTGATCATTTTGTAATTCTGTAGTCCTTGATATGCTGTGTTCAGTTCATCAATGGTTGGCACATCAGGTTGTGCGACTGTGCCAGTGGTGTCTCTGATCCAATTTTGATAAGCAGTGTAATAGGCCTGCGGCACCACATACAGATCGATAATGTTGGTAGTGCCCGGATCTATCCTGTTGGTCAATGGTGAATTGTGACGATACTGATAATAAAGACTCTGGCGGCCTGTGCGTGCTATCCATCCTGATACCAGTACCAAGGTACGTACTCCAGTCACTGAAATACTGAGTTCGTAGAATGTTTCTTGGCTGTAGGCATAAAATACCTGACCCGGACTCCATTCACTCTTGACCAACTCGATGTCATCTATGGTAGCGTAGTCTGAATTTACTCGACCTTGTTCTACCAACAGATAGCGTTGCAGATTGTCAAAATCCACAGTCTGTTGCAAGAACACTAGTTTCTCATTGGCATTTGTTGTGGGAGCCACTATTTCTGTAAAGAAATCTGGATTGTCTGGAATTCCATCACTGTCGGAATCTCGATAGCTGACCAGTATCTGGAAGTCATCCACGTATCCATCACTTTCAACTGGCTGGCCAATGATGGTCATTGGAACATCGCCGGGCAAATGTGCAGTGGAATCTGGTTGTGTATTCACTGCCAGTACATTGATATAGTCCTTGATCACTGTTCCAGTGCGACTGTCATAAATTTGTTGGCCATCATAAAAGAAGAATCGTGTCTGTAACACTGATCCAAAATTGTATTGCAATCCACGGAAAGTGATGGTGTAGCTTTGGTTCACTGTGACAAACTGTATGATCCAACTGGCATCTGTATTCACCCCATTGGTGTTGCCGGCCAGACCTGGTACTGTTTGGCTCCAGGAGGCATCTTGATCCAGGTTGGTACTGGTGATTAGATACCACGAATACGGAGTTCCTGTCACAGATCCATCATTGTCGTATCCCAATCCAAAATTACGATACAACACGATCTGCTCACTGATGGCTGTTTCTAAAGACAACGGCAAGTCTGTCACAAACAAAGGAATAATACTATCAACGATAGCACCGGTAGGTACAAAATTATTCAATGTGATTGGACCTGCACCAGATGGCAGATTACCCAATCCTCCATTGTATCCATCACTCAGCACTTGTAATGGACTGGCCCAGATTTCTAATGTCTCATCGGATCGAGACGGAGATCCTTGCACCAGACGATTGTTACGGTCGAAATAATATCCAGTAGGCGAGACAAATTTAATCAATGCACCCGGGGTAACAAAGTAGAACGGGTTTGTGGTACTCACTACATTGCCCACTGGTATAGGAGTACCGCTGGGCCAAGTGCTGGTCACTGTGCTGTTACGGAAGAAGCCAGTGGTCTGGTTGGCCAGCGTGGTGCTTTGTTGCCAGGTGCTCAATGCTGTGGTTCCTGTATTCACCGCCTGGCGAGGAAAATTTGCATAGTAGAATTGTTTTACAATAGGCGCAATCAACTGAGGTTGCACCTGATTGGTTATGACGTCTGCGATTTCATTCCTGGTATTCCAGGTGAATAGTATTGTGGGCAATATGTTCTGTTCCCATAGGCCGCCGTCGCTGCCAAAGGTGTTGGTACTACTGTATTTGCCGGTGTTATCCACTAGATCAAGATAACGGCTGGTACCAATACTGGCACGATTCACTGCTTTGCTTTTGAGGATGGAGTTGTACTGAGTATATGGAAACAGATTGTAATCTTCTCCATTGACCATACGATTCTGTGTGTAATACTGTGCCGGAGCACGTTGTTTGATCTGTGCGATTGGCTCACGTGCCTGACTATTGCTTACAGGTTGTGTAATGCCGCAGGTAAAAGTTATAGTTTCGAGATTGCCATTACGACTGATATAACTGATGGGCAAGCTAACTGCTTGCATTTCTTCAGGATTGATGATGTATTGTAATCCATTAGATGCACGAACATAGCAACGGAATGTTCCCACTGGTATTTCACTGAATACGCCGTCGCCAAACACCAATGTGATCTGATCGTTGGCTCTGCTGGTCACAGTGAATATAGGGCGTAGGCTGGTTCCGATCTGTTCTGCCGCAGCTGAATAAATGTTTTCCTGGTACTGCCATTCACGGTTGATGTTGCCCACATTGTCCAACTGGAACACCCAACGATCTTCTTGATTGACACCGTCAATATTGATATTAACAGTACGGTTGGAAATACGCTCAGCCAAGTTGAAGTCTTGATTCTGTAGCACACCCTGTTTGAACATGAAGAAATAACCGGTGTTGTTGCTGTTGAATCCCAGCTGATCATTACGGAACAATATATTAAAAACCTGGCTGGGCTTGGGACTGGGCTCGTAAAGATAATCTTCTCCAATTGAAGTACTGGTCATGGCCTCAAAAGGCATGTTGATTCCATCCACTGTGGCATTATAAGGAATCACTGGCAAAAAGCCCGGCACAAGATTGATACCGTATTCGTCGGTGCGCACACCCAAGATAGTCTGGCGGTTGCCCGGACGACCCACACGTTGGGTATCAACCAATGCTGCATTGATGATAGTAGTAAATTGTTCTTGCCAGTCTGGGTTGGTAGGATCCGACCAATCCACTGTGACGTTGCTGAGATTCACACCATTGTAGTCTGTGACATTCTCGGTCGTGACTACTGAAAATACTTTGAGCAGGCCTTGTGCTTCTGTGTTGCGTTTGGCAGTGTAGCTGACTAAATTTGCCAATTGAACTACCGAATCTCTACGTTCAGCAGTGTCCAGATAATTTTCTCGTGTGTTGAGATCAGTACGAAAAGCCAATGCTTGGCCCATAAATGCCATCACGTCCAGCAGTGCGATGAATTCGCTGCTTTCGATGTAATCGTTGAATGTTTCAGGGTAATACAGGCGCAGATAGTCAACAAAACTTTTGCGTAGAGTTTCAAAGTCATAGCTTTGGAAGTCAGCTTCGCGATAGGTCTGGTAGATTTGTTTCCAGTCCTCTACTCCGAAGATTGCTGTTTGTCTAGTTGTTGTTGCCATTGGTTTTGACCTTTTGTGCCTTGTTGTTTATTTATGGACACAAAAAACTGCGTAGTTTATACCTAAATAAAACTAGCTCGTCGAGTCACTATATCAAAGAATATAGACAGGCGGTTTGCGTCTGTTGAGGGGGTGATGGTCAATTCCAGCTGAATCAGGATGCCATTGTCTTGTGGAAAAACTTGTATGTCTGAAATATAAACCCTAGGGTCACCACCGGCAACCCTTTGTATTTCATCCACTATGTTGTTTTGCAGTTCTTCAACTTGGTTTTCAAACAAGAAATTCCAAAGCAGAGTGCCGTATTCTGGGCGACCCGGTAGTTCCCCTTGTCGTATGTTAAATGCATTCAGGAGATCTTGTTTGATCAGAGGAAAATCAGTCAAGGTGAATTTCTTGAACTGATTGATTGTGTTGAAACCTATGAATGTTTGTGCCATACAGTATTTACCGGTAAAAATCAGCTGACATTGGTAGAGATGCGTTTCTTCAACTCTTTAATTCTGGTCTGTAGGCCCGTGGCCCTAATAAGCTGCACACGTTGTTCTGAGTTGATGGCCGATGTCAATTGATAAAATTGTATCCTTACTGGAGATGTGTTGTTTCTTATTCCTAATAGGCCAACTGCACGCTCTGATATTCCAGGACTATATGATGACACCGCAGACTCGTACAAGGCAAAAGCAGGATCAATGATAGTTTTTCTTGCATTATCACCATATGCTGCTGCGGCCTTCCATTCAGTCGCAATGCTATCAAATTGTTGTTGAGTAATTACCTGTTGATTTTCTAATACCTGCAAGTTTGCCAAGACATTTTCAAACTGTTTATTTGAAGTTTCAAGTGCAGTCAACGCTGCGTCAAATCCAGCAGTGATCGCATCACGTTTACTGCCAGTGACCGGATCATTGTCTGTTTTGGTAAATTGTGGTGCAGGAATTTTAGGATCTA